GATCCGCGTGAGGTACTTCAGCCGTTCAACTTTGGACAAGTCAACCAGATTACGTTTGGTCAAGCCGCTGCGTTACAACAAATGGTTCAACAGGCTACAGGGGCGGTTGATTCTGCTGGAATCGCAGGCCAGGTTAATGGTGAAGCAACGGCCGCTGGCATCAGTATGTCTCTCGGCGCTATTATCAAGCGTCATAAGCGTACTCTTATTAACTTCCAGCAGTCCTTCCTCCTGCCCTTTGTAACCAAGGCTGCACACCGTTATATGCAGTTTGACCCTGAGAATTACCCTGTAGCGGATTATAAGTTTGTTGCTACCAGTACTTTGGGAATTATTGCCAGGGAATATGAAGTGTCACAGCTAGTGCAGTTGCTTCAGACCATGAAACAGGACAGCCCTGCCTATTCAATACTGATGCAAAGCATTATTGAAAACATGAACCTCAATAACCGTGAGCAGTTGATGGCGGCTATGCAACAAGCGGCCCAGCCTAATCCTCAAGCCCAGCAGATGGCGATGATGGCTCAACAGGCGCAGGTAGCCTTGCAACAAAGTCAGACAGCGGCACTAAGCGGTCAGGCGGCAGAATCTCAGGCTCGCGCGCAGAAGTTGGCAGTTGAGGCCCAGCTAGCCCCACAGGAGCTTCAAATAGACGTTGTTAATGCTGTAACCAGAAACCTGAAAGAAGGTAACGAAGATGACAAAGAGTTCGAAAGAAGGCTCAAGGTTGCAGATAGACTTCTCAAAGAAACCGAGCTAAGGACTAAACAGCAAAATGCTAATGACACAAACGGAACTCAACAACCTGTTCGGTCAGGTCAACGAAGCCTTCAAGAAGCAGACGGAGCAGTTGAAAGACTTGAGGCAGCAATTAGACCAGCTTGAGGAAAGGCTTGATGGCTACGAAAAAAGATCCAAAGTTGGCACGCGCGGGCGTAAGCGGGTACAACAAGCCGAAACGAACCCCGAACCATCCGACCAAGAAGTTCAAGGTGTTAGCCAAAGTGGGGAACAAAACCAAACTGATTAGGTTTGGTGATGCCAAAATGACGATCAAAAAGAGCCAACCGGCTAGGCGTAAGTCATTTCGGGCTAGGCACAAGTGTGATACAAACCCACCTAGTAAATTGACCGCAAGATACTGGTCTTGTAATAACTGGAAAAAAAGATGAAAGTTAAAGCACCCAAAGGCTATCACTGGATGAAAGATGGCAAAAGTTACAGTCTTATGAAGAATCCACCTGGGGGATACAAGCCGCACAAAGGCGCTTCTCAATCAGCAGATTTTAAGGTTCAGAAAGTCCATAAAGGCAAATAGGAGGCTGTAATGGCGTATAAAAGCGGTGGAAGCGGTAAGTACATGGTGAAATCAAAACCGCCCAAAAAGAAAAAGAAGAAGAAAAAGTAATGGCTGCAAAGAAAAAGGCTAAGAAGTAATGCCTAAAAAGAAATATTCTGCCAAGCAAAAAAAGTTGGCTAGGGTTGCCTCGCCAAGGGACAAGATTACGGCTGCTGATTTGAGGAGGCTGAGAAAGCGTGGCAAGAAAAAAAGCTAAACCTAAGCCTAAGCCCAAGAAAAAGAAGGGTGCTATACCCGATAATGTAAAGAACAAGGCTCTTTACTCTAGGGTAAAGGCTGAAGCTAAGAAAAAATTTGATGTATATCCTAGTGCTTATGCCAATGCGTGGCTGGTGCGGGAATACAAAAAGCGCGGCGGAACGTATGCCTAAGCCAAAAGGTGGTCTGACCAAGTGGTTTAAGGAAGATTGGGTTGACATTAAGACCGGTAAGCCTTGCGGTCGTAAAAAGGCGAAAGGATCAAAGCGTCCCTATCCTGCTTGTAGGCCCAAAAAGGTAGCTGCCAAAATGACCAAGGCAGAAAAAGAAGCTGCAAAACGCAAGAAGAAAGGGCCAAAAGCCATTAAGTATGCGGTTAGTGCATCTGGCAAAAGAAGGAAAAAGAAAGCCTGATGAATCGTGAAGATGAAAAGTATTACAACGATTACTTTGATTTATTTAGAAGCGATGGTTGGAAGCAGCTAACTGAAGAGTTGACACAGAACGCGGCTACTATTAATAATGTCGCGGTTGTTAAAGATGCTGACGATTTGTTTTTTAGGCAAGGTCAGCTAGAAGTATTGGTATATCTGTTGCAGTTTGAAGATTCAATAAACAACAGTTATGACGATTTGGCAGGAACAAATGATTAGGGTTTTTGACTTTAGGTGCGAAAACGGTCATTTGTTTGAGGAATTTGTAGACAGCACAACTACAACCCATAGGTGCGGTTGTGGCGCTGTAGCTACAAAAGTCGTTTCTGCGACTCCGTTCGTGCTAGATGGATCTACTGGGGATTTTCCCGGACGCCACAGGAAGTGGATACGCGAACATGAGGAAGCGGGACGAAAAGGAAGGGAGGCTCGCCGTGAGGCTGGCTAACCTTAATATCTCCACAACCTTTGATAAGGCGGGGCTAAGTTAAGTAATGTCAAGAGCGACAATTATTGATGAGCGTCCAGATGAGGTGGACACTACAACACCGGAAGAGCCGGTCGTTGAAGCTGTTGAGGCCCCTGTAGAGGAACAACCTCAAGAGCCTGAAGTACCAGAAAAGTATCAAGGTAAGTCTGTTGAAGAATTAATACAGATGCACCAGGAACTTGAAAAGTTTTCAGGCAAGCAGCGAAACGAAGTTGGCGAACTACGGCAAGTGGTTGACAACTACATCCAGACAGAACTCTCGGCTAAAGAAGCACCTGAGCAACAGCAAGTAGATGATAGCGAAGATGTTGATTTCTTTGTTGATCCTCAAAAAGCTGTGGATAGCCGTATTGCTAACCACCCCAAGATCAAGGAAGCGGAGGCTTACACTCAACAGGCAAAACAACAGGCCACTCTTGCACAGTTGAAATCTAGACATCCAGAGATGGAAGCGATACTGCAAGACCCTAAGTTTGCCGAGTGGATCAAGGGGTCAAAAGTTAGGACAAAGTTATTTGTAGATGCTGACCAATTTTATGATTATGACGCTGCGGATGAACTGTTTACGCTTTTCAAAGAACGTAATCAGGTTGTTCAACAGACTGCTAACGCAGAACTGGCGGCTCGTAAGAATACTGTGAAGTCTGCTGCTACAGGTAACGCTCGCGGTTCCGCAGAAGGGTCAAGGAAGAAGGTCTATCGTCGTGCTGACATTATTAGACTGATTAAGACCGACCCAGAGCGTTATCAAAGTCTTTCAGATGATATCTTGAAAGCCTACGCCGAGGGTCGAGTTAGATAGCCCTAAAGGAGATTTATCATGGCTACAGCAACTTACCCAGGCACAGGTGGTATAACCGCCTTAACAGAAGCAGGCACTTTCATCCCAGAAATCTGGTCGGATGAAATTATTGCTTCATATCAAAAGAACTTGAAAATGGCACCTCTTGTCAAGCGTATCGCTATGAATGGCAAGAAAGGTGACGTTATTCATATTCCTAAACCCACTCGTGGTGATGCCAATGCAAAAGCGGCTGATACTGCGGTAACAATCATTGCTAATACAGAGTCAGAGATTCAGATTGCCATCAACCGGCACTTTGAATACTCACGTCTGATTGAGGACATCGTAGAGGTACAGGCACTGTCATCTCTGCGTCAGTTCTACACTGAGGATGCTGGTTACTCGCTGGCTGTACAGGTGGACAATGACCTTCACGCGGCTGGTACTGGTTTTGGTGATGGTGGTGCTGTTGTATTCAGCCCTGCTGCTACTGATTACCAGCACACTGGTTGTTTCTTCAACGATAACGGTACTACCACTCAATACACTGATGACACCTTGGTAGCTGGTGACGAGTTCACGGATGCTTTTTTCCGCGACATGATCCAGAAGATGGATGACAACAATGTGCCGATGGAAGGTCGTAACCTGATCGTTCCACCCGCAACGCGCAAAGCGATTATGGGCATTGATCGGTATGTATCATCAGACTTTGTATCTGGTGGCACAGTCAATAGTGGCTTGATTGGTAACCTGTATG